GAAGAGGATCCATGGACTACCAAGTCAGCGACTATGCCGCCCACAATGGGGGAAGCTGTATCGATGGTGAAAGAGATCATTGGAGGCCAGACAGAGAAGGATATCCCTCGATGCCCTCATGGCGACATGATCTGGAAGACTGGTCAATCGGGCGCGGGTAAGGTCTGGGGTCACTTTAAGTGTTCTGCATGGGTAACTGGAGAACTTACTCGCTGTCCTAAAGGTGAAGATGTAATCTGGTACGAGATCAACAAAGAGGGCGCATGGCAACGCCAGAAGGCGAGATCATGATGGGATCACTACAGTTTATGAATCAAGACGGGGAGTGGGAGTCATTCCCTACAGAAGATGAGATCGCTCGATCTAAAGAAGTCCAGGCTATCTTAGAAGAGTTTACCTTTATGACTCGATGCTGTATCTGTAATGAATCTATTCCAGTATCAGAGATCAAGGTTAATCTCATAAATAAAGCGTGGTCATGCAGAAAGTGTCATGCGGTTAATGGCCTCACAAAGCCGTAAACACCGGGGATTTCGCACCGAACGCGTAGTAAGCCAGTACCTTTCGAGCTGGTGGCCCCACGCAACAGTAGGTCGCGGAAATGGTAAGGACGTTCTGGGAGTTCCGTTTGACTGCGAGATCAAAGCACGATCAACACAGTCACTTCCAGAATTGCTGCGCCAGATCGAGGCAAGGACTTCTAAATCTGGTGACTTAGGGTTCGGATGTCTCAGGCTCAATGGCATGGGAGAAACGCCAGAGAAGTATTTGGCGGTCATGCGAATGGGTGATCTGGTGCAGCTCCTTATTCAAGCAGGTTACGCCGATTTACAGGGTGATCTTGGTACACTTGAACCTATGAGATGCAAGATGTGCGGCGCATGGGCGTTCACCGAAACATGCAGAACATGTCAGGTGGATCCAGATGCCAACCTATGAATTCGAGTGCGATAACGAAAACTGCGAGAGCAATGCCCGGATCGAGGAATGGCTATCAATCAATGAGCCTCACGATCTAGAATGCCCATTCTGTCACTCACCAATGCACAAGGTTTATAGCTCTGTAGGGGTATCGTTTAAGGGCTCTGGATTCTATTCAACGGACAATCGATGAGCGACACGCCTCTGAACAGGACTTATGTCAATGGGCTTGACACGTCTGGTACTCTCAGCGCTAGAGCCCATCAGGGGCTCAACGCGAGCCCGATAGGGCTAGCTCGCGTGGTAGCACTCGCTATTGGGATATCTCTATCTATAGCAATGCCCCTAGATGCTAAGGCGAATGACCTAGTCATTAAAGAGATCAAAGCATTAGCAAAGACAACACTTACTCATAAGCAGTATCTATGTCATAACGAGATCATCTATAGAGAATCAAGATGGAATCATAGAGCTGTAGGTAATAAGAGCGGCACTAAGCAAGCATATGGGCTATATCAGATGAAGCTTAAGAGTCTACATACAAGCACTCATATCAGACAGTATTGGAAGTATTGGCACTATGTAGTACATAGGTATGGAGTAGTAGATACTAAGACTCATGATGCTAACTACTGCAAAGCGCTACATCATTTAAAGACTAAGGGATGGCAATGAGTACAAAGCGAGGCGATCCTCGTGGTACTCGTGCCTATAAAGCAAGGCGCTTAGAGGTACTACAGAGAGATCAATGGACATGCTTCTACTGCATGCAACCTGCAACTACAGTCGATCATGTCATTCCAATCAAAGCAGGAGGAGATCCGATTGCATATGACAATCTGGTGAGTTGTTGTGCTAGGTGCAATAGTATGAAGGGGAGTAGGTCTGAGGGCGTTTTTTTAGCACGACAGGCCACCCCCCCTGTCTTTTCTTCCAATATCTACCCGATGCAGTCCAGATTGATGCCGGACTCACCCTTTTCTGCCCGACCGATTCCGATCGATGGTGAATGATGGGAGCTCGTAAACAACCGCTGCGAGGGGCAACCAAAGCAAGGCTTCACAGTCCTCTTCTCAAAGGCAAAACTAGAGCCGATGAGGTTGCTAAGATGGCCGAGGACTTAGGCACGCCTTTATTGCCGTGGCAACGCTGGTTACTCGATGACATGATGCGCGTTGATGCTAAAGGAATGTACATTCGCAAGACTTCACTTGTTCTAGTGGCTCGCCAGAATGGCAAGTCTCATCTAGGACGTATGAGGGTCATCTGGGGGCTCTTTTATGGAGGCGAGCATAAGCATCTGATCATGTCCTCCAACCGAGCCACAGCGCTTATGACCTTTAGAGAGATCGCTTGGATTATCGAGAACGCGCCTCACCTCAAGGCAGGCACTAAGGCAATCAGATACGCCAACGGCGGCGAACGAATAGAGCTACTCAACGGGGCAACACTTGATCTAGTCAGCGATACTAGGGATTCGAGTCGCGGACGTACCGCGGATTTTCTTTGGATCGATGAAGTCCGAGAGATCAGCAAGGACGGATACACAGCCGCGATCCCTACTACTCGCGCAAGACCTAACGCGCAGACGCTACTTACATCCAATGCCGGGGACGCCTTTTCCGAGACCCTTAACACGCTAAGAGAGCGAGCCTTATCCGCACCTCCTAAGTCTTTCGGGTTCTACGAATACTCAGCACCGCAGTACAGCAAGATCACAGACCGCAATGCCTGGGCAATGGCCAATCCTGCCCTTTCATATACAATCACGGAGGAATCACTTGAGGAAGCTGTCGCTACTAATAAGATCGAAGACACTAGAACAGAGCTTCTATGTCAATGGATTGATTCTCTGCAAAGTCCGTGGCCTCATGGCGTCCTTGAGGCAACCTCCGACTCCACGCTCACGATTCCGGTCGGTGGCTATACAGTCTTTGGCTTCGATGTATCTCCTTCTCGCAGGAATGCAAGCCTCGTTGCTGGTCAGATTATGGGTGATGGAAGAATTGGAGTCGGTATCCTCCAGACGTGGGAGTCGCAAGTCTCGGTCGATGATCTAAAGATTGCAGCAGAGATCAAAGCGTGGGCTGATCAGTACCGGCCAAAGATGATCTGTTATGACAAGTATGCAACGCAATCAATCGCAGAGCGCCTTGCCAATGCAGGGCAGATCATTCAAGACGTGTCAGGCCAGCAGTTCTATCAGGCGTGTTCGGACTTACTAGACGGACTCGTTAACAGTCGAGTAGTTCATAACGGGCAAGAAGAGCTGATTAAACAGATGAACAATTGCGCCGCCAAAGTCAATGATTCAGCATGGCGAATCGTAAAGCGTAAGAGCGCTGGCGATATATCTGCACCGATTGGCTTGGCCATGGTTGTCTCGATGCTACTTAAGCCACAACAGATAGCCAAGATATACACGGAATGACCTACATGTAGTGTATAATTGCGACCTATGGGTCTATTCGATCGTAAGCCAAAAATTGTAGAGGCTCAACGTGCGCCGCAGATTATGGGCGATAGCATCAACGCGATTTACAATTTTACGTTCCCAGTTATATCCCGACGCGACGCTATGAGCGTTCCAGCTCTTAAGCGATGCCGGGATCTACTTTGCACAGTCGGAACTATTCCGCTTGAGTATAAGAAGCAGGCTACAGGCGAAGAGATTGCCGCGCCTCGTTGGGTGCATCAACTCTCAAAGTCACAGCCTCAATTCGTCACTCTTTCATGGCTAGTAGATAGCCTCCTTTTCTACGGACAAGCGTTCCTAGAGATCACCGAAGTTTATCTCGAAGACGGCCGAGGCGCGTCCTTTGAGTGGGTCTCTAACACTCGCGTTACTTTCGATCTTGATATTCATAACACTTTCGTCACTCAGTACTACGTCGATGGATCACCCCGGCCAATGTCAGGACTCGGATCACTTGTTACATTTCAGGCGTTTAATGAGGGAATTCTCAACACAGGATCTCGCACAATTCAGAGTGCAATCGATGTACAGAAGGCCGCCGCTATTGCAGCTGGAACGCCAATGGCTACAGGTTACATTCGTAACTCTGGCGCTGATCTTCCACCTGCCGAAGTACAGGGATTACTAGCCGCATGGAAAGCAGCGCGTCAAAATAGATCGACCGCTTATTTAACTTCTACCCTGCAATACGAGGCAGTTGGATTTAGCCCTAAAGACATGATGTATAACGAAGCGATCCAGAATCTTGCGACTGAAATTAGCCGTCTATGCGGAGTGCCAAGTTATTATCTCTCAGCGGATCAGAATACATCGATGACTTACTCGAACATTCTCGATGAGCGTAAGCAACTCGTAGCCTTAGCGTTCCAGCCGTACATTTCTGCAATCGAAACACGCCTAAGCATGGACGATATTTCTACGGCTGGGCACTATGTAAAATTTGATCTTGATGCTTCGTTCTTGCGTGTAGAGCCTATGGAAAGACTTCTCGTACTTGAGAAAATGCTATCTCTAGGACTTATCAGCACAGAGCAAGCGATGGAGATGGAAGATTTAACACCTAACGGAAGTGATGACTAATGGAAACTCTATACATCGAAGCATCCTCTATCGAGTGCAGCGAAGACCGCCGCGAGATATCGGGGAAGATCGTTCCACTTGGTACAGGCGAGATCGGTCAGACTAATCTTGGCGCTTATACCTTCGAGTCTGGCTCTATCGAGATCGAAGATGTCACAGCTATTAAATTATTTAGCCAGCATGACATGAAGAAGCCAATCGGGCGCATGACAGCTAGTGAAACAAAAGAAGACGGCATCTATGCGACCTTCAAGTTATCGCGCTCAAGTGCCGGTACTGACGCTCTCGTCATGGCCAGCGAAGGCCTCGTATCTGGCCTATCAATCGGTGCAGAGATCATCTCATCAAAGCCATCACGCGACGGGCACACAGTCGTAACAGCGGCTAAATTAAAAGAAGTTTCTCTAGTAACTGAGCCAGCCTTTAAGTCTGCTCAAGTATTAGAGATCGCAGCGGAAGAAGCGCCAGCCGAAGCCGTAGAAGAAACCCTACCTACAGAAAGCGAGACAGTCGTGGAAGACACAACAGTCGAAGCAACACCAGTAGAGGCTGCGGCTGTAGAAGCTGCTCGTCCTACTGTTCAAGCAATGGTGTACACAACACCACGCATCGAAGTTACAAAGCGTAACTACCTTGAAAACACATTGAAGGCTAATCTCTTCG